AGCGGCGGCGGCGCGGCGGGGGCGGCGGGGCAGCGCCGGGGCGTGCGGCCATGGGGCGCCATGCGGGTGGGCGGCGTGCGGCATGTAAAGAGAGGAACGCGCGCGCGCGGGGGCGTTCCATCCGGAGCGCGGGGGCGGACTACCCCCACACCTGCGCCCCTCCACCATGGTTGCCCATGCTCGCCCATGCTCGACGCCATGCGCAGCCGGGGCGCTCCGACCATGGCCGGACGCCTCCACCATGGACGCCTCCAAAAAAAAATTGAGTCCGGCGGGACGGACTGCCGACATTGCACTTGCACTCTTCCAAGATTGCGCGTATGCTCCCCACATGACCCGCCGCGTTGGCGCGTCTGACACCTGACCCCTTTCGGAGATTCTGACAATGATGACCACCCAAGCAACCGTTCACGCAACCATCGTCGCCCGTTACGAACTCGCCCTGCGCAACCTTGAGAACGCGGCCACTGTGACCGATGTTGACATTCACCATGCAGCCGCGACAACTTGCATCGACCTTTGCCGCTCCCTTGACTTGCCGCTCTCCATCAAGGGTGACGGCAAGGACTTCCATGGCATCCACGCCGTCACCATGTCCGACCGACTTGGCGCGTTGACTGAGCAAGTGCAGTTCAACTTGGAATCCGATGACAAGCGCCGCGTCAATCTTGACGCCTCAACACCCGCTGCGCTCTCCGCGACTCTCGAAACCCTCCGCGAGTGGATGCGTGAGCAGGAAGTCGCCCATGTGACCATCATGCCGCAGGATGTCGCGGCCATGGGCGTCGATGCCGACACCGCCTCACAGCGCATGTGGGACGCCGCACCCAAGATGATTCTTGAAGTGCGCTTTGAAGCGGCCATCGTTAAAAAGGGCGACGAGAAGTGCGGAGAGTCGTACCGTCAGTGGCACACGATCCACCTTGGCAACTCCACCGAATGCGGCGGCAAGATATTCCACTTCGGCTGCAACGAGTACGCGACGAAGGACGATTTCATTCGCGCCCATCAGAAGCACAATTCCCCGCAGCCATGGTTCATCGATTGCCCCGCGCCCATGGCGCCGCGCGGGTGGGACGTTGTGGAAACCGATCACGACTGACAGCAACGACAGCGCACCGCGCACCCCCTCCGCAGGGGGTGCCGGATGCGACCGCCGAAGCGACCGCACCAAACCCCTTTCGGAGATTCAAGTCATGACGAAGCCCGCAACCATCACGCACTTTCGCAGCAACAAGGGACGCGAGTTCCTGTTCTTCAACGGCGCCCAAGTGCGCAAGGTCATCAACGGACTGATTGAGGCGCCGGAGTTCCATGGCGCCCCTACCAACCTTCCAACTTCCAAGATCGTCAACTTCGCCAAGATCGCGTTGGTCAAGTCGCCCGGCGGCGAGGTGACGTTCTGCGTGAAGGTCAGCGCCGCGCACCAATACGAACCGCTGACGATTCCAAGTCACCGCCATGCGTCGATCCCTTCGCGCTACGTTGGCGACGATATTGGCATGTGCCTCGCGGTGCCGGGCAGCGAGGTGCATACGTCCATCGTCAACGTGATCGGCTGCGCCTTGCGAGGCATTGCCAGTGCTGCGCAGTTCGATGCACTCGCCGCCTATGCGCAGCCGCACGGGGCAGACAACACCCACACGGCGACCGATGATAAGTTCCCCAAGCCAATGGCAGACTTCAATCCGAAGCCAATCGCCCCGGTTGCCAAGACGGCCTCCAAGGACGCCGCAGCGCCAAGCACCTTGGATGCCTTCGGCACCTTGGGATCCGCCATCCGCGCGGAGATCGACGCCCGTATTGAATTGGCACCCAAGGCGCCAAGCGTGACCGTCACGGTGTCCGTGCCGGGTTACGTCCCTGTGACGCTCCCCGCAGGCGAAACGCTCCACGAACGATTCTCCGCCCTTCTGCTGCGTTGCACTGCGCAGATGCCCAAGGATCGGAACGTGTTGCTTGTCGGCGCCCGTGGTTCGGGAAAGACGCATGCAGCGGAGCAAGTCGCCAAGTCGCTTGGACTCGCTTTCGACGGCGTCAGCATGTCGGGCGGCACCACTGAACGCGCCTTTTGGGGATCGACCACCCTCCACAATGGCACCATGTCTTGGAAGCCCTCGCGGTTCGTGGACATGTTCGGCAAGGGCGGGGTATTCCTGATCGACGAACTCGACAAGGCAGATCCAACCGTGGTCACCGCGTTGAACATGGCGACATCGAATGGGTACATCGTTCCCGTGGACGCGGCGGAGCGCATCAATCGGCACCCCGACTTCATCGTCATTGCAGGCGCCAATGCCCTCAGTAACGACCGCGCCTACACGGCCAGTGTGCGCCTCGACGCATCCTCCCTTGACCGCTTCGCCATCATGCAGTGGGGCTACTCCGATGCCATCACCAAGCATGTCGCCGGGCAGTGCGGTAGCGAACTCGACGCCGAATGGTTGGTGCGCACCACCGGGCAGATCCGGCGCCGCATCGAATCCAAGGGATGGGGCGGAGAGGTCGAATGGGGTACGCGAAGCGTGGCGCGTGTTGCTTCATGGATCCGCGCCAAAGTCGCGCCACTCGACGCCATTGCCATGGAAATGGAAGCACTTCCCAACCAAGTCCGCGAAGAATTGCGCATGGGACTCGTTCACTGATCACCCGAAAGGAACCACATGACCACCACCACCAACATGCACCCCGACCGCCTCCACATGACCTTCTTCCTTGAGAATTCCAAGCATGCCCCGCGCCTGATCGGTTGGATCCCGCAGGACATGCACCAAGGGCGCGACCGCTGCATCGTCGCCTTCGATTCCATCGCGCATGCGCATGCGTTCATCGCCCATGACGATTTCACTAGCCCTTCCGCCCGGTCGAAATGGAACGAATACCGCAATGAGATTGCCAACAAGTCGAGCGCCTTTGCCGGGGGCGTTTCCGATGCTGCCGGATGGGCGCGTACCGTCAACGATCCCGGCGAGGATCTGCGCCGCCGCGTTGACCGTTGCATTGAACGCCTCGACGCGGTGCCGACCGCCTTCGAGGATCGACCCCGCCGCCGCACCGTGCGCCGACTCGACGAGGGCGACGAATTGGACATCGCGCGAGTCGTCATTGACCATGACGCCGACCATGCATGGACGGAACGCCGCACCGCCAAGCGCAGCCGCCCGGTGTTGCGCGTGGCGCTCAATGCGGAGTTGGGCGGCAACGAAGGGCAGGAACAGTTGGCGTGGCGCGGCGCTACTGCGCTGGCAATCGCCCGAAAGGCGGAGGCCGCAGGCGCTGACGTCGAGGTGTCGTGGATCACCTTGGGGCATGGCACCAACCGCCCATGCAACGTGGAATTACTCGCGACCGTGCCGCTCAAGCGCCTTGGGCAGTTCGTAGACCGCGACTCCCTTGTCGCGTACTGCTGCCACCTCGCATCGTTCCGGTACTTCGGGTTCCGCCTGATCGCGCAACTGAACCCCGGTACGCGCATGAACGCATGGGGTTGCCCGATGCGCGTCTACGCGCAGGGATCCGATGAACCGCAGTCACCGCATCAACATGACATCGTGATTGACTACGGCCAATGCAACAATGAAAGGGACGCCATCGCCATGCTTAACAATGCCGCGAACATCATGCGCAAGCGCACCAAGTAAGGCGCGAGGTCTGCCGCCCAAGGTCGTGAGATCTTGGACGGCAATCCTTGCGCCTTGCCATGAGCCGCGTGGCTTGTGACAATCACCCCCGCAAGTTGGAGATTCACCATGGATACGAACGATGATAAGTCAGTCGAGGCATTCGCCCTCGCCATTGCCGCCGCCGCATGCGACCCGCGCTTCAGCGTGTCGCGCGTGTTGGACGTTGTCGATGTTGCTTGGCGTCACTCAAATTGGCAGCAGAACCCCGACATGCGCTCCCTCTTGGGCGGCACCATCGACATCGTCGGGAAAAAGTACTTTGAAGTCTTCGTTGGCAACGAGTTGGACTACCTCGTCGCGATTCGGGTTGACCTCATGAAGGGAGGTGCAGCATGACCGACAGAGATCGCAACAAGGCGACCGCCTACCTCATTCCCGCCAACATGGAAACGCAGATCAAGGAAGTGATCTTGGTTGGTCAGCCGATGAGCGGCACCGACGAACGCACCTTCCTGCCTGCCATGTACCCGCTGTTGGACACGCAGATTGTCGAGCATGTTGACTGCGTGGTGATGCCGCGCACTTGCCTATGGTGCGACGAGAACGGCCACATGCGCAGCGCAGCCGTCAACATTCGCGCATCAATCCTCGCGGGTCAACCCATCGTCGGAGATGCCATGTTCTGTGGCGACGATGGGCAGTCCACGATGTCACTCACCCTTCCCGGTTCGTTCTTCAACACCTTGCACTTCCTTGCCGTGGAAGTCATCACCACCATGAAAGGCGATTCACAATGAGAATCAAACGCAGCGATTTATACATCACCGTCCGGCGCCTCAACCGATCCACCCTGGGAATGGGCATGGATCAAACCTTCGACATTGAACACGGAAGGGGCGCCAAGTACTGGCTCACGGTTGCGACCATCGAATCCACCCGCGTTCCGGCGTCATCGATCATGACCCTGCGCGAGTTGGATTACTTCCTCGCCGGGATGCTCAAGGCCGTTGAGGACATGGAGCGCCGCGCGGCGACCAAGGCGCCGGAGGTGGCGCCCATGACACCGGAGGCCATTGAATCTGCGCTCGATGCGTTGGATCCCGAAGATGCCATGTGGACGGCGCATCATTGGCTTAGTTCCAAGGGTCACGCCGTGTGCCTGTTCACGCCCGAAGAGGTGAACAAGTCAACAATGCAAGTAAAGCACATTATCGATGCCATGAGCGAGGGCGGCAGCGAAGCGATTCGGTACAGCCTCAAGGACGATTCGGACGGCCTCGACGACGACGACGACCAAGACGAGGAGGCGACCTCATGAGCAACCTTCTTGAACTCGCCGTGTGGCTTGCCATGGGCGCCGCCATATTTGCCGTCATGGCGTACTTCATCGACGGGAAGCCCCATGAATAGCAGCGCCGCGTCCGTCCTCGTCATTTGTGCTATGATCGCCGTAGCCGTTGTCTACGAACTGATCCGCGACAAGAGTTGACCAACCCCATCGCCCCCGGAAGCCCGTCCCGTGCGCCCCCGCGCCGGGGCGGGTTTGTTTTTGGGCGCTCACCGGCGGATCGGTGAAGTAGTTGTGTCACCGGCGCCATCCATGCTCTGACCAATAATAAAAAAAAATCCATGCTCACGCGCTTGAAATGCGGTTTTTTGACTTTTTTGACTTTTTTTTCCATGCTCACCATGCTTTTTTGTTGTGCGCTTCCATGAGTGCATGTATAATCACGCATGCGCACCGCCATGCTGGCGAGGCGTCCGCGCTGACGGGCTTCAGCATCTGAAAGGTACGGCCATGGAACTCACAGGAAAATTGAAGGTCACGCATATCGCAAGCGGCACAACCGACCACATTTGGAGTCATGAAGACATCATCTCCACCCTGAATTATGGATGGAGGATTGACCCCGGTCAGGAAGTTATGTTCGCGAAAATGTATGCGCTCTGCACCCCAAGCGATCAAAAAGTGATCGCAAACAACCTGCGCCCGGCCTGAAAAAGACCCCTCCCGAAACGGAGGGGTTTTTTCGTGCCAGCATTTTTGAAATCGTCGCCAGCAAAAAACACGCCCAAGCCGCCCGACGCAAACCCCGGCGGCTATGAGCAATGATCGATTCCATGAGCAATGACCGATTCCACCGTTAAAACAAATGTGATCATAAGTGGATTTATTTGCACTCACCTATTGACGCACCTGTTTGTATCGCATATGCTCATTTGCGCACATACGCATCTTAACAAGGGGATACACCAATGACCGAGAAAGAACACAATGACACAAGCACATCAACTACTGTCACATCTGACCGACAACCTACGTCAACGAATTGTCCGCCTCAAGGACAAGTACGGGGTGTCGTATCGCAACCTAGCCAAGGAAGCAGAAGTGAGCCAATCGCACCTGATGCGGTTCATCTGGGGGCAGCACCACAATCTGACAACCCAGACGCTATCAAAACTCGACGAAACCGTAAGCCGACTGTCGGCAAAACACGAAGCAAAGTAGTACCCCTGCCTGAGATCCATTCGGGGATGCTCACCGACTCATGCCCAAGGCGCGTCAAGTTGCGCATTGAAGGCAAGAGTGTTGTTTCGGCGCCAACCGCTCTCTATCGGGGTGTGCTAGTTGGCGAGGTTGTTTCCGAATACCACAACACCGCTACATGGGACGAAAAGCCAACGGGTGTAGTCGCTTCGATGAGCAAGAAGGTGTTGGCCGCATTTGAAAAGGAAGGGCGAGTAATTACCGATTCCGTCGAGAAGAACATGGCTGAAATCCATGCCGAAGTAGAAACGATGACCGAACTCTACATCGCACGGTTTGCGGATCGATTCAAGAAGGCAACATTGATTGGCTGCGAGTTGCCATGCCGCATGCAGATTGGCAAGGTCAAGTTTGCATCGCACATCGATCTGATGTTCCGCGACAATGAAGGCAACTTAGGCGGTGCGCCGGGTCAGTTGGTTGTATGGGATTGGAAATGCCGTCAAGACGCACCAACCCGTGCGTACCTGTCGCGCAATTTGCAACTGGCCTTGTACTGGCTCATGGTGAACAAGGGAAGTATTTGCACCGTGCCGCAGTTTGGTCTATGGACGACATTCGGAGAAGTGGCAAGCGTTGCATGGTGCCACCTCCCGGCGCTCAAACCCTATTCAAGGGTGACCACCGTGCAGGACGATGATGGAACGGAGCGTACATACGTCAAGGGCGAGTTCCGCCCTGAGCGCAGCATCGTTCGTGACTGTGGATTTCGTGACGGTCTTCAACCAATTGCAGAGGATGAAATTCTAATGCGTGTTGAACTGATGCGTCGAGGATTGGACATAGCAATTCCTGATCCGGTTGGATGTCATTTGTGCGAGTGCGAACCTTGGTGCCGTAGGTTTGATACCGCTGAACTTGGAACACGACACATTTCATGAGGATTCAAAATGGACTGGGACAAAATGCAAAGTAAAAAAGGTAACCGCTCGAAAGAGCAGCACAAAGACAAAATGAGTGAACTTGCTCTTGAAGTTCTTTCGCTTGGCTTGCTGCATCAGAAGTGCGTAGAGCGGTTTCGTGAATCAATGGTGGATTTGAAGGCAAGCACATACAAAAACGATGCAGAAAAACATTCGTTTGTGATTGCTTGGGAACGGGCTGCAATGTCCACCCTTGACTTGATGAACAAATCACTCTTTGAGATGTATGAGATAGACAACCACTATCGGGAGTTAATTGATGAGCGTTGGAAGTACATGCTTAAAGTTGTCGATGACACTCAGCCGATCATCATGAAGATGGTGGTTAACGAAGAAGCCCACTTGCCTGCGATTTTTGACCTGATTAAGAACATGAAGGATGACACAAATGAATGACATGATTAGAACCGCTCCCGCCTCCTCGCAAATGGATCCCATGAGCGTTGCACAAGTATTCAAGGCGTCAGGTATGTTCCCTGATATCCAATCCGAAGCCGCTGCATGCGCCAAGATCATCATTGGTCGTGGGCTTGGGCTGACCGATTACGATGCAATGACCGGGCTGCACATTATCAAGGGCAAGGCCGTGTTGGCCGCGAACCTGATGGCTGCGGCAATAAAGAGGGCTGGCAAGTATGACTACCGTGCGGATTGCAGCGATAGCGCATGCACTATTGTGTTTTACGGTCGAACCCTTGATGGCAAGATGGAGCAAATTGGCACAGCCGAGTACACCATGGAAGACGCCAAACGCGCTCGACTCTCAGGTGGCGACAATTGGATGAAGTATCCAAAGGCTATGTTGTTTGCCCGATGCATCAGCAGTGGCTACAAGCAGCATTGCCCCGATGCACTTGGTTCCGCTCCTGTCTATGTCGAAGCACATGGCGAGATGGAGATTACGGATGACTCGTTGGGTGCGGTCAAGCCAGTGCAAACGGTTCGGGCTGTGATTGAAGAGCCGGGCAAGCGCATGTCGCCAAAGCAATCATTCTTGTTTGCCATTGCGGAGTGGGTTGGATGCGCTCCCAAGGATGCAGTGACGGATGCCATGCGAACGCTCAAAGCGTTGTCGCTTCCAACGGACGGCACCGTGACCGATGATAAGTTGAAGTGGGCTGAAACATGGGTACGAACACGCATGGAAGAAGGCCACGACATTTCCGTACTTGACACCCCGGCGCCGAAGAAGGCCGTAACTGTCAAGACAAAGAAAGTAACCAAGGACAAATCCGAAGATTTGTCTTCAATGATTGAAGCACCAAGTACCGATACAGAGGAAGAGGTTGAGTTCTAATGGCTAAGAAAATTAAGACGTTGGTTGAATCCGGCGAGTCGCAACAAAGGTCGCTTGACGCGCTCGTTACCGTAATCAAGTCTTGCGAGTCATCTGTCATTTCAAAGTGGCAGGAAATGGCATACGCAGTGCATGAGATCTACACCCGCGAGTTGTGGACTATCAACTTTGAATCCTTTGAGCATTGCATGCAAGAGGCGATTGGTTGGAAGAAGTCATGGGCATACGAGATGCTGAAGGCTGCGAATGTTCTTGAGCATGCGCCGATTACCGATGCAAGCATGGCTAGGTACTTGCATCCGCTTGTTGCTTCCAATCGGGCGATTGCATGGGAAGCCGCCGTAGAGTCTGCATCACCCGCCAAGCCAACACGGGACGATGTCAAGAAGGCCGCTTCGCTGCTGTTGACAAACCAATTGGGAAACGAAACCGATAGCGAAGAAGGCGCCGAAGAAAAGTCCGGCGGGACGGACAAGGATGTTCCTGATGCTCCATTGGTTGCTTGGGGCAAGCAGTTTGACGAGATCATTTCAAATCTTCGTGATGTCAAGAACAAGATTGAAGAGTTGTCAGAAACCGAGGCAGGCGCCTTTCTTGGATCAGCGCAGATTGTTGTTGACATGAAAAATGTTTTCAATGCCCTGCAATGGGCAAAGCCACATTGTCAATGCGTCTACTGCGATGGCGATGGTTGTAAGCACTGTCAAGACAAGGGTTGGATGTGCAAGGGTCTGCATACATCTGCACCGGAGGATTTGAAATGACACTTGAGGAACATTTAGAAAAACTTCGCATCGAAAACGACGCATTGCGCGCTCATGTAGATAGCCTGAAGCATGAGATTGCTGTCAAGAAACGCGCTCTACAGGAAATCATGGATATTCACACGACTCCCATGGTTGTTCGATCCACGGGCATGAACGGTACGACCGAGGATCGTCCACAACGACGCGACACTATCGAAGATTTAGGCACAGCCGGAACTTACAAATGAACCTTAGACCATACCAACGTGATGCAGTTACTGGTGTTGACTCTGCTCTCAAGAGCAAGCGGTCTGCATTGGTTGTTATGCCGACAGGTACCGGAAAGACGGTGTGCTTTGCCCATATCGCCCGTAACGCGGTAAAGCGGGTCATGGTCATAGCACACCGTGAGGAGTTGGTGCAGCAAGCGGTGTCCAAGATCAGAACCGTCACCGGGCTTTCTCCTGATGTGGAGATGGCCGAGTACAAGGCTGGCAAACTTTACAAGTCTCCAGTTGTAGTTGCCAGTGTGCAAACCCTCTGCGCCCCGTTTCACAACGTGTGCCGCATGGACAAGTTTGATCCGCATGAGTTTGACATGCTTGTTATTGACGAAGCGCACCATGCGACGGCTTCGTCATACCGTCGTGTTGTTGATTACTTCTCCAAGAACCCAAACCTACGCACTGTTGGTTTTACGGCGACGCCTGACCGGGCTGACAAGTCTGCGCTTGGTCTTGTGTTTGAATCTGTTGCTTTCAACTACGAAATCATGCAGGCAATGGATGACGGATGGCTTGTTCCGATTGAAACCCAACAGGTGATTGTCAGCGGCATGGACTTTAGCCATGTCAAGACGGTGGCGGGTGACTTGAACCAAGGCGAACTATCCACCATCATGGAGCAAGAGAAGGTTTTGCATGGTGTTGTTTCACCAGCCATCGAAATCGCTGCTGGTCGAAAGACGCTTGTGTTTGCTGCAAGCGTTTCCCATGCTGAACGCATGTCGGAGATCTTCAATCGCCATGGCGTTCGCTCGGCGATTGTCCATGGTGGCACGTTCAAGGATGACCGACGCAAGATCCTTCAGGCTTATGCTGACGGCAAGATTCAGGTGCTATGCAACTGTGGCGTTGCCGTCGAGGGGTTTGATTGTCCGACCATTGAAGTCGTTGTAATTGCAAGGCCAACCAAGAGTAGATCGCTTTACACCCAGATGGTTGGTCGAGGAACCAGAGTTCTTCCGAACACAGTTGATTCGATCTCGGATCCGGCAGGGCGTCGCGCTGCCATTGCTGCAAGCGCCAAGCCAAAGATGCTTGTGGTTGACTTTACTGGCAATAGTGGCAAGCATAAGTTAGTTACGACGGCTGACATTCTTGGTGGCAAGTATGACGAAGAAACGATTGAACACGCGAAGCAGAAGATTGCAGAATCCGGCAAGCCGTCAGATGTCATCGAGGAACTTGAGAGGGCAGCGGCGGAGGTACTTGCTAATCGTACAGAAGAATTGTTGCAGAAAAAGCGAAGAGTTGTTACTGCAAAGGTCGATTACTCCACCAAGCAGGTTGATGCATTCGGAGTGTTCAACATCGGGCCAGACCGATTGGCTCATGCTGCGCGAAATACCGCTCCGCTTACACAGGCTCAACAAGCCATGCTTACTCGCAACGGGATTGATATTGGTGGCTTGCCCGTCGGTCATTGCCGCGCTTTATATAACGAGGTTCTTCGTCGCATGAAGGCTGGACGATGCACATACAAGCAAGCATCATTGCTGCGGAAATATGGTTACGGAACTACTGTGAGTTTTAAAGAAGCGTCGAAGATTATTGATGTACTGAAATCAAACGGATGGCAGAAAGTGAACGCATAATGTCAAGATTTATTAAGCCTAGATACAAGTTTGTTGCTCTTGATGATGTTGACTTTGAATTGATTTCATCACTCAAAGCGGCTCAGAAAGTAAAGCCAAAGCCATGCGTTGTCATTGGTATCGGCGAGTTAAATCGACGAGAAATTAAGTCAAGCGATTCGTCACTTGAAAATTTGTTTGAGACAATTGATATTTCCGCGACCATGGTGTGGGGTTCGCGCGGAAAGCCAATCATTGCAGCAAAAATAAGTAGCGTCACAATTGGTGACAGCGGTGACGATGAAGAGCAGATCGCGATGGAGTTTGCGGCTGACCTACTTGATTTCTTTGATTCGTGTGATTATCCTGAACTGGAAGACGCTCTTGGGAAGTACTTCGTGCAAGCGGATTGACAAGGGGATTCAGATGGCAACTTGGAATCGCGTAACACGGGCAAAGCCGTGTCCTGTTTGTGGCAAAAATGATTGGTGTTTAATCTCAGAGGATGGCTCCGCTGTGATTTGCCCACGCACTGATAGCAAGAAGTTTGTAGAGGGAAGTGGCTACCTCCATGTACTGAAAGAAACGGAATGGTCGAAAGACCAGTGGAAACAAGAGAAGAAAGAACTGCCGGAACACAATGAAGTGCTTGCAATAATGGCGCGTAAGTTCTATTTGGCATGCGGCAAAGATCAACAGGTCGATGCGTCTGAGCGCCTGTCTGTCAGCGACAAGAGTTTGCGTCGTCTTGGCATGGGCTGGTGTACTTCACAAGCAGCAGATACGTTCCCCATGTTTCGCCATGAGCGGCGTTTGGTAGGCATTCGCATGCGTGGAACCGACGGGCGCAAGTGGGCAATTAAAGGGAGCAAGCAAGGGCTATTTATCCCAAAGGATCTGCCGTCAAACAAGGTGTTGTTTATCTGTGAAGGCCCAACAGACACAGCGGCCATGCTTGATCTTGGGTTTGCCGCCATTGGGCGACCATCATGTCTTGGCGCCACTGATTTGATTGCAGAGATTGCAAGCAAGCGCCATGTGATCATTGTTGCTGATGGAGACACTCCGGGCAAGGATGGCGCGTCACGACTTGCATACGCAATCAGAAACATTGCATACAAGGTCAGTGTTGTTTCGCCACCTACTGGACACAAGGACGTTCGCGCTTGGTATCGTGGCGGTGACTTGACAAAAGATCAGGCGATAGACCACATCAAGACACATCAATCATAAGCATGCCCACATGGAAATGTGTCATCCCCGGATACGACCTGATTTCACCAAATAAATTGTTGCGCATGAAATGGTTTATGCAGTCGCAAGAAAAAGAAAGCGCCATGCAATTGCTTGCGTTGTTTGGAAGACCGCTTCCACAATATCAATGCCCAGTGCGCATGGTCATTGCCCGGATGTATGGCAAGGGTCAACGTCCATTGGACACCGACAACCTCTATGGTGGGTGCAAGTTGTTGATTGATGCAATGAAGGCGCCGAAGGGACGTAGTCGCCGGGGTCTGTCCATCATCATGGAAGACAACCCGAAGGCGCTGGATTTATCGGTAGTTCAATTCAAGAACACTGCGACATCATGTGATGTTGCTATTTGGGCGTGTCCTACAACAGAGATGCTTGACCTCCCCAGTGAGGTTGCTATACTTTTAGGTGAATCCCCAAAGACCCGCGCGGCACACTAGCCATCAGTGTGACGCGCGGTTTTATTTTAGTACTCCCGCTATTGCATGCGGCCTGCACTCAGGTGCATTGCAATTCCCTGTCAGGGGGCGGTACTGACATCACTTCGTGGAACCAAGATCGACGACGACGCACTGTCTTGGGTTTGTCCGGTTGCCGGACTTTTCACGACAGGCAGGGTGCAACATCCGGATGCCTGACCCAAATACCGATTGCCCGACCTCGCAAGGGGTCGGTACGTCTTCATGCGGCGTGAATCACTTCTTCCAGCCCTTCTTCATGGCTGCATACGCCTTGTCGCTAATCGTGGACTTGGACTTCGGGCGTGAGGTTCCCGCCGCCTTGCGCTTGTTGATATTTCCAACCAATGAGTTCTTCATGAGCAGCCCCATCTTTTTCTTGCGGCCTTGCCGCGTTCGCCTGTCCACGAACCACTACGCGCACAAAACGATTTGTGGCGCGGGTTGTCGCTGTCTTTGGTTGGCGCTTTAAGTTTGCTGCCAGTAGCGTTGTTGTATTTGGCTCGACCCTTTGCGGTTAAACCAGCACCCTTGGATACAGGCAACTTCTCGCCTCGACCAACCGATAGATTCGGATCTTTTTTTGCCATAGGTTCTCTTCAAGAAGCGGACAAATACGCACCCATCTTGTTGCCGTTGGCGTCGAACTCTTGTGCCGCAATTGGTGGTCTTGCACCAAGTCGCATGGCTTTCTCGGTTTCGCCAAGTTCAAACCACAGCGTTGCCATGGCTTCCACTACATCAATGCTTTTGACATTGTGCTTGACGCCGTCAGTGGCAATGCGTGCATAGGTGTCCTCGCGGATTCGTACTGACGCTGTGTTGGGTTTCTTGTGATTCAATTTCCAATACCTTCCTTCTTTGCAATCTTACGAGCAATTGTTCCGGTTTCCACATCAAGACGGCGATCAAGTTGTGGGGTTGTCCGTGACAATTCCTTGTTCTTGACTCTCGTTTGAATATCCTTGAACGTCATTGCGGCCATAGGGTAAAGGGAATTAAATTTGCGAAGCACGGTACGGGCGCCTGCGGTATCGCCACCAGCAAGCAGCGTTGCAGCCTTGTCAGCATAAGAATCAACCTCGTTACGAATAATTCGTAGCCGTTGATACTCCATGTTCCATACCGTTTCGCTCACGGTTCGGAAGGCGCCTGTCTTCATAAACTGATCGTATGGGTCTAACTTGTACATCAAACGACCACGGGCATCGTAGGTAGAATTTTCTCCGCTGAACGCCTTCCAGAGAGCAATAGCCTGCTGCGCCGTTGGGCTGCTGTCCAGAATTGCGCGTGAGCCACGTTCTGTAATGCTCATCGGCACCGCAGTTTCTGCCGTCAAATTGGTCATGGCCTGCAACATGGTGTTGATTGTTGGGCCGGACACAGTGGCGCCGATCTTCTCGTAGATGTTGCGACCAAACGGCTTCTGCCAGATCGAAATCGACCCAGACAGATCCAAACCAATAGCCGCAGGCAATCCCATCATTGCTACGTTTGCCGCCTTTTCTGAGCCAAGGTTTGACTTAAAGAACTGCAACAACTTGTAGTTGAGATCGTCCGCACCTTCCTTGTCGCCCATGTATGCGCTGCGGATCAGGCTTGCTACCGAGAAACCAATCGAGGCATTGATGCCACCGAGCATGCTCATGATTGCCATGTATCGAGCAGCACCAGAGTAGTTGCCCTTCTGGAATTCATTGATGAGCAAGCCGGTTGAGTTAATAGCAAAGCGTCGGTACTGAAGCGACGTTGATGCAATAGGGCCACGCAGCAACCATGGAATGTTTGCCTTGGTGTAGTAGAACTGCGTGTACACGTTGCCATAGACGCGACCATAACGAGCCGCCTCTGCATCGGTCATGCCCTTTTGCAATCCATGCCAGTACATAGCAACGAAAGAAAAGTTCTGGTTTCTTGCTTCTGATGATGGATTGAAATTTTCATTTGTCATCTTGTAGATGTTGTTATTCATCTTGGAGACAAATTCCACAATATCAGTTCCAAGAACTGTTTCAGAGCCTTCCTTAAACCGAGCCTTACCATCAAACTGACCATGCCGCTTGAGAACATCCTTGCCTTCTTCGCTGTTGTAGAAAGCAATAGCCTCCATCATTCCCTTCTCTCCAAGGATTGGATAGACGGTTTGCAGCGGCTGGAATGAGTTCACCACTTGCTGACGGACGGTAAGCAACTGACGACCATAGTTCAATGCACGAAGCGCACCAAGCAGGCGCCTTGTAATGAATGGGCCTGCAATTTTTCCGATCACAGGAATGGAGCGGATCATAGAATCAAACATTGCTTCCGTTGACGTTGGCGCCGTATACAGGGTGTGTCTAATTGACTCAGACAAGTAATCACCCCAGCCCGGCGTGTCCCGGCGAATGGCGTCAATGCGGGGAGTCAACTCCTTGACCATGCGACCGCCCATAGACCAACGGTTGTGCAGACGCTCAGACATGTCCCAGACCTTCATGAAGTCCGTTTCAAAGCCCTTGGCTCCGGTACGTTCCATGAGGGGTGCATAGAACGGGCGCTTGCTCGTCTTGCTTCCTACGATGCCCCGCATGGCGTCGGCGACATCATCCCGGTATGCACCAGTTGCATCAGCCAACATGCGCTCTAGGCGCCTGCGCTGGGCATCTGACATGCGTACAAGTTCGTCTGGGTTGATTGCCACCGCTGGCTCTGCCGTATAACGAACGTACATGCCGGGGTTGGCTTTCTTGTACGCATAAAGCCGCTCGTATGCCTCTGGCTCAGAATTGGCACTGCCAATAATCTGTCTTGTTCCGTCGCTGTTGTAGCCAGCCAGTTTGTATTCACCACCAAACCAATGGAAGAAGTGAGCATATTGACGACCCCAGTTGTCGGGCATCATCAGTTTGGCTAGTTTCTCACGCGCTTCTGGAACAGTCACAATGCCATCATCTGTGCGGATGACTCGGCGACCGCGATCATTTCGCGTTACTTCCCAAGTCTGGCCGTACTCAGCAGCGCGAGAAACAATTCGCGCTGAATTATCGCGACTCAGCATGCTTGATATGGCGTCGCGTTTTGTGTCAACAATTTCTTGTCGGCGAACTTCTTCGCGATTCTTAAACCACTTCAAAGCATCCCGCCATTGCTGTGACTTAGAGGCAAACAATGGATTGCTGTCAATGGTCGAAGGAGGATGATAAGTGTCCATGACTTGAGCAAACTCTTGTGAGTCACGCTCCGCCTTTGGAATCATGTTCCACACAGCCTCTGCTTCTGACTGCCTACTCTCCGTGATCAGGTTCCGTTGAACGTCCATGTCAATCATGTCTTCTACGACACTAATGACATCGGCATTCTTTGAACCAATTGCGAGGTTGAGTGGAGCAGCAACAAACTTCCAGAACGGAGAAATGTCCGCCGGTTTGGTGATGACTTCAATTCCTTCGTCATCCGTAGAAACCAATCGAGGTACATATCGCGTCGCAAGTTGCCTAACAGTTCCAAGCCACGCATTCGACAGGGTTTCAGCCTGATTGCGCAATGCTTCAGGAGAAGCAAGGGCCTGCCTGACAATCTCATCTGCATCAGCAAGATTGGCTGGCTCTCCGGTGTTTACTTCGCCGCGACGAATCGATTGACTTAGGCTGTCTTTGGTTCGCTTCTTGGCGGGTCTTTGAACAGTTCCACTAACCGCCTTGACCGCTCCCTTGGCTCCAGATCGCTGAACGCTTCCCGTATTGAAGAGAAGACTGGATCCTGCGGATCGATTGCCATTGGCTGCGATGTATTCTTTTGCTGCTTCGTCATATCCAATATCCTGCTCTCCGCCGCCGCGCAGGCGACCGTATAGGCGTTTCTCGTAATACCACAACGCTGCTTGGATATCAGAGATTGTAAGGTCAATACCACGTTTCGCCAAATTAGCCTGAGCCAGATTGGCAATATCAATCATGAACTTGCGATCAGTTGCGTTGAACGGCGCTTCTTCAAGCCTTTCAAATGCTTCCTTGGCAATGGTATTAGCGGTCTTCTCAGCGCGATGCTCTCGCTTTAATCGATTAAGCACCTTTGGTTTTGCACCTAGTTGCTTTTGAGCCAACCGTTCAAAACTCTTCTTGTCTTTATTTGTGGCGCCTTCCTTGCGACCAAGTGCTTCTTCAAGCCTTGTGATATATCCGGCCTTACGCCAAGGAGCGACACGATTCTTGTAGTTGTTTCGATACTCATCAGCAAGATCAAACAATTGATATTTGTTCTTTGGAGCATCTTCTCCAACCAATTCTCGGAAACGAGCAATTGCTGATTCTGTTGGTTCTGGCTCAAGCAATCCGCGCATCCGGTTTATAGAGCGCGACCACCACAGATCCATGGTCAGATAGTTGTCGCCACCCATGAGGTTGGCATAGAACATGCCCAACTTTGGCCCGAAATAAATCGCCGAGTACGGAACAATAGTTTCCGCCAAATAATCGTTGTTGGTCTTTTGACCAGCAGCGCGAAGCCGTGCATTGATGTCTCGCACGGTGGTGGTCTGCAACAGGTGCGACCGAAGTTTGGCGAAGCCATGTTGATCAATCAGTTCTTCTAACTGACCCAACTTTTCTGTCATCTGCTCGCTACGCTGATTTCCAATTCGTACTTTTGACAATTTCTTGCCATTGCGTACTTGAGCATAGATCTTAACAGCATTATTGAAGTTGTCCCTGACCTTGGTGCCACTACTTGTAATAGCAACGATTGCGGAGAACACTGTTCGCGCTTCCTCATTAGTCGCCAACTCAGGGAAGATGTCGCCAAGAGCAGTAATAGCGGCTGGCCAGTTAACGGAGTACCAGCCAACGCCAGTGCCAGTATCACCAAACTTGGAATTATTGACTTGCCACTCAACCTCATCAGCAACAATAGCAGCAAGCGCCTTTACAGACTCAGGCGATACGTCGCCGGGTTGCAACTCCAGACCAGCATCAATGGTTCGTCGTGATAGTGCAACTCCAATATCGCGTACTTTGTTTGCAACCACTTCGCCAACAGGTCGATTTTCATTCAACCGTCCGACATTTCTCCGAGCAAGTTGATCGTTCGGAGCCTGCATGATGTCAACAGTGCTTCGTGCGTTCCGCTGCCTAATTGATTGGCTGAGTTCTCGACGCTCAGGATTAAACCGTTGGGACAACGGAACAACCTGCCCATTTTCGTCAAAGGTAATTGGCTCGCCAGATTTAATTTGTTCGGTATCAAACACGACATAATGCGTGGCCGGAAGTTCGGGATCAATAATGTTTTCAAACACCACACCATCATTGCCGCGCTTAATTGACTCTTCAATTTTTGGAGTCAATGGGAAGTTTGCGGGACTTTTACCACCAGCGTCATAAACGGCTGGTCTTTCCATGCGCAACCGCAAATTCAAAATCCTACGGTTTGGAAGTGTTTCTATGAGTTGACTCATGATGGCTTTATTAACCACCGCCATGGCATCTGCATATTTTTGATTCAATGCTGCAAAGCCGGGATCAACTTCCAACAACGGGGCGCCTTCGCGCCTTGCTTTGGTTGCAAGCATTTCATCAAGAACGGCTTGGGTAAACAATCCTTTTTCAAGACCTAGATCAACCATTTGCTTAAACACGGGTTCGTTGCGTGTTTTGGTTTCCAAATCCTTGTAAAACTTGTTGAGGTAATCATTTGGTGCCTGCCTTGCTAATTCTGAAATAGCAACAAGTTTTTTAATTTCTTCTTGCTCAACAATTTTGTTTCGTTGTTCTGCAAGGCTTCCAAGATTTAATGAAAGCGCAAAAGCCCCACCCATGCCAATATTGTCTGCATAGATTTGAGCAATTTGTTTATTGTCGGTAGAGAAGAATCCTAAATAAGCAGATTGACCACCTGTTACAGACCCACCCATTTCTTTGTCAAACCACTCAAACGGCTCCGCGTTGGTTCCGTGGAATGATTTGATTTTATATCCAGCGCGATCAGCAGCAGCATCAACCATCCGTTGAGCAGGGCCATAGTCACCAGTTTCCCTTGCAACCTTTACAGCCGTGTCATAATCACGATCACGTTCTTTGTTGGTGCGAAGCGATTGGCTTAAACCATTTTCCTCATTAAATTTTGCCCGTGCGTCGGCAACAATTTCAGTTGTTCCTCTTCCTGTAGACAATCGCCTTAGCGCCACTTCTCTGGCAATACTTGCTTCTACTCTGGCAACACCGTCACTTGTATTTTCAGTTGCTGGAGTTCCACCAATCCACAATTCTTCATCATCATTGCGCTTGTTTATACCAGCATCAAGCCGTGCTTCAGCGCCGTCGAGAAATTTGTTTATACGAGCAGCAGCCTCGGCATTAGCCCGTGCTTCAGCGGCGTCAAGCCGTGCTTGCGCGTCGCGAAGATCTGCGTCGGCCAACGCTTTGACATTTTGCGCTTTTTTAATGCGTTTGTAAGCGCCTGTTTTATTTTCAGTGCCTGTGTAATCAGGATTGGCAGGCGAATTTTCAAACGCATCAAATATTGCTTTTTCATCAAATGCTTCACCGGCAGTGTTTGGATCTGCATTTCGATACAAACTAGCAACCAAAGCAAAGGAGCGTTTCAGCGCCTCTGTTTTGCTGTCTAAAACCTCAGTAAGAAAATCGGCTGGATTTTCGGCTTTTTTTCTGCCTTTGCTTATTTTTAAACCATCACCCCATTGAGTTGCTTCAACCGCATCGGCAATATCGGAACTTTCTGAAAATTTCTCTAACAGGTTAAATGCGACTTCAACCCCCTTCGCTGCTTCTTCACGATTATTTCTAAACATGCCAACAAAACTTGAAGGAATAGTTCCCTCATACGGTATTCCAATCATCTGGTTTTGGTTTGCTCTCAGAACCGGAACGCCGTAAAAAACTTCTTTTGCAGCATTGCCCTCAAACATTAGAGATAAAAGTTGATCTCCAAGTTCAAGCCGTGCTTGTTCAATTGGTTTTGTTTTTGAACTTCGGTAGAAATCCGCCAACGCTTCAGTAAAGCGCGTTGACCCACCAAACAGAAAGCCACTAGACCGCTTTCGCATATCGCCGCCGAGTTGCTTTTCGTCTTCTTCACGACCAGAGGTGTAATCCAACAATGCATACAAATCGTCGTTTATAACACCTTGAGTTAAATCAGGAGTGATCCCAATATAAACCCGGCTTATAAAGTCTTGAATATCAAATTCGCCCGTTGCTTCATCAACAAACGGTTGTCTTCCAAAAGCCCCGCCGTAAACCCCCAAAGAACCACCATAGTCAATTGGGTCACCGTTTGATCGATGATTTGCCGGATGCATGTCGGTCATTTGCAACAACTGGAATATAGGCAACTTTGTTATTGCTCTAAATACAGATGTCTGTGCTGTCTTTCCAACCTTTAGGCTCTCGCTCCACTCGGTCACAATACCGGTGTAAACAACAGGCTCAAGATTTGCATCTAAAATGCTTAGTTTTGCAAATGTTGGTTTGAGTGATCTTGCTCCCAAACTTTCGGCAATTAGATTGGCAAAAACTTCATTCTTAAACTCTTGTCGAAGGCCTGTTAATTGAACATCAGGTCTTGGTGAAGTGTCGTCTTGCTCTGCTTCGGCTCTCCATGAAGGACTTGCCTGAGCAAAGTCTCTAGCAGCATCTGTGAGGCCTTCTTCTTGGTACGAAAATTTGAAGTAGTACTTTTTACCAGTTTTTTTATCTCTTAAAACCATCGCGTCGGTTATGCCTAAACCCAGACGCTCTTGTATGAGATCTTTGCCTACTTCGCCAAGTTCTAAAGGATTATCGTAAGAATTGATTTGCCGAATGGCTTGCGATAAACGCTGTTCTTTTGGCGGTATAGACCGTTGAAGTTTATTAAACGCAGTTACAGAGGCCGGTGATGGATCACCAACCGAATACAAACCCGCGTTTGGAAGTTCCTCGGCTACTCCAGCATTTGAATTGCGAATCGACTGTCGTAGTACTGGAATCTTGTCTGCCGCATAGGCATCAGACATTGGGTTCGCAGGAACTCCATTGATTGGAATCTTGCCACGCTTCGCATCCATCATGTGGACAAGCGCCTTGGCAATCATGACCTGCGCGGCCTGTCTTGTCCGTGGATTAGCAAGTTCCTTTGGATTGTCAGCAAACTCGCGCAGGCGTCGAGCCTGTGTTTCATTCAATGCGCGATTCTTGCCAAGCATTGGAATCGCCGTCATTGCATCTGTAATTGCAGACGCCAGTTTTGCAAACAACCCAGTAGCGCGACTGCTCTTAGCAAGTTTGCGGATTGCCTCCATGTCAACCTTGCCGTCCTTGCCAATAATGCCGACGAACGAAGCGTCCATCAACATCTCAGCAAGGTTTGCAACTTCTTCCTGACGCATCTCTGCGGAAGTCATCTTTGCCCGGTCGGCCTTAACCAACTCGCGCTTGAAGTAAGTACGCGCTTCGTTGACAGCCTCACGTTCTGGAACAACCATTCCCGACAATCCCTCGTTGTCCAACGCCGCAGCCAATTGGTCTGGGAGGTTTTCGCGAAGGGTCTTAAAGTCTTGCGACTCGTCATTTCTAATGAGCCACAACAACCCTGCTTGGTACTTATCACTCTCGTTGTTAAACACCACAAGTCCGGCACGCCGGACTGCGGAACGCTGTGCCTGAAGGTCAAACTTCTGCATGTACACAGCGCGAATAGCCTTCATAGCCTTTGGCATTTTAGATACCAATAGGTTGTACATATCCTTGAAGTACTCAGGATTCGTTTCAGCAAGATGGTGCATGGATTCATGCATGGCAATCGAAAGCCACGCTGAAGGGCGCCCAACGTCACGGTAGTCAATGTAGACAACACCCTTGGAGTAGGCGCCAGCCGTCATAGAACCTTCTGGGGTCTTCATGATGACGACCGTAACGCCAATGTTGTTGCCAAACTCCACCAGCGCACGTTCGCGCTTTGTCAGTTTGGTTTCACCATCGTCGTACCTAAACTCAATGTCAGCGGGATTCAAGTCGTTGAGTTCAGCAACTTGTTGCTTTGCCCGTGCAATCGAAGCGGCCCGATCATCGGTGGTTGTTGTCGCAAACGTATCTGTTTGCTTGACGCCCTTCGGATTTGGAACCTTGACTGTTTCAATGCCAAGTTGCGTTGAAATATCGTCAATCTGCTTTTCAATACCAGTAATTTGCTCTTCAACCTTGGCAAGTTTGCGAGACAGGGCAACCTCTTCTTGGGTTGCTTCGGTTCGCTTCTTGCGCCTCTTGGCTGGCTTGTTCTTGGTTGCAGGAATCTTCCATGCAGCCTCAATAAACGTGTCCAGTTCACGGCGAATAGTTTGCCGCTCCAACTTTGCCGCTGCCAGTGATTCTTGTAGAACCGCCTGATCAGCAACAAGCGAATCAGCCATTGCTTGTTTTTCTTCGGCAAATTTGCTGCCCTTGCCAAATCCACCCTCGTACTTAATTTCTACGCCGTCGCCGGTTCGACGAATTGCATCAATGCGTGCATTGATTCGACGCTCTGCTTGTGCAGTATCGGCGCCCTCAGAAGCGGCAGGCAGTGCATCAAGAGTAAGGTTAGATTCCATCCGCTGCCGCATCTCGACGCCCATGGCGGAGTCAGATGCAACCACATCAGCAAGGTCTTGAAGAGTCTGCTCGTCTGCGTTCTCTGTAAGCGAGTTAACAGCAGAATCTCGCGTTGTAATCCAATTCGGATCTTCGTGTGACGCAGCCTCGTCGCGTTCAACTTGGTAAACGGCTTCGGTCTGTGCATCCTCTTTGATTTTTGCAAATGCCGGTTTGGCTCTTTCCACAGAAGACTGAAAGTTTAATTCTTTTTCTTGTTCGCTTAGTGCTTGAAGCGTAGGCCCAAATTTGCTTTGACCAAATCTCCGAGTCACTAAAACATTTTCTGTAATTTCTGCATGGTTGAAGTCATTTGCAATATTTGGATCTGCTCTGGCTTCGTTATAAACTTGCCAAGCCGCTTCACATTGCAACCACGCATCAAGTCGTTGGCTTTCAGTTCCATTTATCACAGCATCTCTGTAATTATCAAGTGAATCTTGAAGCAGAGTCTTGACGGCTGTTACTGTGTTGAACAACGTATAAGAATTGATAACTTCTTTGCGGTTGGCGTTGACTTTATCTAGTTTTTCCTTAGCCAACTTGGCTTGACGATTACGGGCTACGTCGCCTGAAGCAATTTGACTAAGTGCTGGAATTGACGCTATGTCAGAACCGGTTTGATTCTTTCTAATAGCGGCGGCTGCTTCAGCGGTTTGAGCGCGTCGCTCCGTTTCAGCAAACGTCATCGGGCCAGCCGCTACGTTTGTCGCATCGCGCTGCGCATCGGCAAGAATTCTTGAAATAGCCTTTGCTCGTCGCGGATTTACACCAAGAGCAACTCGGCTGATTTCAGCGTCGCTCAATCCTGTTAGAGATCTAACAGCCTCTTCGCGTGCTTGACGGCGGGAGTTGTCAACGCCTTCTTGGATCCGTCGTGGATCTCGCGCTTGCTGTTGTTCTTCAACATTACGGCGAACGGCATCTTGGAATGTCTGCCGGAACATGTGACTGTTTCCAGCAAACGAACGCCCCGCCATTTGCTCCATCATCTTGCGCGAAATTGGTTGCGTCATCCGAGCAAGTCGAGCCGCAAGTACTGGATTTTCACGAACAAAATCGGTAGCAGATTCTTCGCTTGCGCCTGTGCTTACATAAGTTGCCGCAGCATCTTGACCCATAAACATTGAGTCTTCGTTTGCACCTTGATCACTACCGCTTTCATATACCTGATCTTCTACAACAGCGGTGTTTGGGTCTACCGCGCCTTGATTTGCAACAAGTGAGGTTCGGGCGCCAGCAGGTGTGGCTCCTTGCATAACCCCTCTGCGTGTCAATTCATCAGCAGCCATGGCAGGTGTGATTACAAAGTCAACATTGCCATATTTGCCAACCTTCTCGTTTGGGGCGCCACGCAAGCGTGCGGTGGTTGTGCCATCGTTGCCAGCAATAATGACAGCAGACAATTGTTCGTCTGCAACGCCATCCATGTCCAAACCAGCGCCGATGGCTTTCTCTGCTTGAATGTCTTTGGCCGACCGAATACCCAACTTCTTTTCTTGATCGCCCATCCATTTAATAATTCCAATCATCTCCTCAGATGTCATACTCTCGCGATTCAACATGCGAATCCGAGGATCGTTTTCTGGCAGTGCGCCCTTAATTTGATCGAGCGTTGATACCAATCCACCTGCTTCGCGCTTATTTTGGAAGCGCGTCACTACACCGGATGGAGCGCCAATGATTGCCCCAACAAGACCGGCATACAAAGAATTTTTCGCGGTCTGCATTACCCAATCAGGGTTGGCGTCATAAAACTCTTTAAACTCAGCCTCACCAGACCGGATCAAGTTAATCAAGAACTCACTACCAAACTGGTCGCCTGTTTCCTGAGTTCCTTCCGGAATAATGCCAAAGGCAGCACCTTTAACGTATGTCTTGAGTGTTGTTTCTGCAAGCGCCTTGCGAACGGATGCAACCGTTTTGCCCGACAATCCACCCACACCAACAATTTTACCAACAACGGCTTCCGTTGCGCCAGTAACTACTCCTGCAATTGCTGCATCTCTAAACGCACGCATTGAAGCATCTCGCAAAGGAACACCAGCCTCAATATTGGTATTCAAAGACTCAAAGTATTGAGATGTAGCAGATTGACCCGCGCCCATTGCAGCAAACACCGCAACGCTTGCAAGACTGCTTGTGCCGCCAGTACCAAGCGCGGCTGCGTATTGAGCCACAATTTGAGGTGAAGTTTCAATAAGATCAAGTACCAAACTACCGGCAAAACTATCGCTAGTTAGTTTGTTATCTTGAAGATTTTGGCTGTACCGTGCATACGCAGCGGCTTCTTCAAGAACCATTTGAGTTGTCGCTGTACCACCAAACACTTTGTCAATTACAACCGCAGGCATTGTCTTTAGCAAAAACTCTGGAATCATGGCAACTGGAAGCAAGCCAATTGCGGCTCTGTCAAATGCTTTTTCTGCAAACCCCGCAGGAACCCCATATTCTTGAGACAAGAAATGTTGGCGAACCGACGGATCTGAATAGTCGCCACGCGCAATTTGTCGAGCAACATGCTTCTTTTCAAGAACCGTGTCAAACCCTTTGTTCATGGTAATGACGGGGTTAAACATGTACCGCCACTCGTTGACACCCTGCATTTGCCGTTCTTGCCGAGTTCCCTCCTCCAACTGCGCCTGTGTGCGCTTAGGAGAAAGTTGCTCAGGCGTCATCTGCAATTCAGAACTAATACCCATCGACTCGTCTTTTTGGATCTGTTGATCTTCTTGACCACTCAACTGCTTCCACAAAACGTCAATTGCTGAGTCGCCAGATTCGCCGCCTTTGTTTGCTTCCCAATCCTTGATTTCAACGTCGCTGCTACGGAATGCCAACTGCGACTCAGACGGGCGCATCTCGTCAAGTTCTTCATCCGACGGCAGTCCCGGAAGACTGCGCGTTGTTGTTGGAACAGGCGTCTGCGATAACTGAAGCATTTCCTGCGGCGAATACGATGGCATGCCGCCACCGCGAACCGTTGGGAAAGCCATTGGCGCCTGCTCTTCAGGCTGCTCAGGGGCAGATGGATCAAAGTTATACGATCCCGCATCTAGCATTGCCGATTGATCGGGTGCTAGTGCATATTCCTGATCAAATGGAATGTCTTGCGAAGGGTCGAATTGCGATTCTGGTGGTACCGATCCGAATTGGCTCATGGATCATCCTGTCAGCGAGTAACCGCCGAAATTTTTACCGAGTTGTTGGTTAGTTAAAATATTGTCGAGGATGTACTTTCTCGACTTGACCGGGAGATTACCAAATACCTCATTCACGAAGTTAAAAGCGGCTTTAGCGCCAAGGCTTTTCTTGGCTGCTCCCTGTAACGCGCTGATTTCGCCAGATTCAACTGTCTTAGCAAGAGCAAACGCCTTGAAATACGGATCCTTGGCGTCAAACTTAAATGGCACCATTTTGCCCTGCACATCAATAGCAAACGGCTTGCCACTTATCATCAACGACAAGGCATCACGCGCGACATCTTCCTCTGTTTTGCCGGGCTGCATCATGGCTGTTGGAAGCCGTCCTGATGACCCTCCTGCCTTGACTGTAACAGCAGGGTAACTACGCCCACCAACGGTTACCGATTGCTTGCCAGACCTGTCAAACCGAATGGCACCAATTGATTTCTTTGATTCGTCAATGAGGCGTTCCATGTACACCTCTCTCTCGGTTGTACCCTTGGAAGAGAAGTAGTCCTGCCTGACCTGATCCATTTCTTGTTCGGTAAGGTTGGCGTCATTAGCGGCGTCGCTTTTTGGATCAAATCCTTCCGGGCCAACAGGCGCGTCAACACCAGTAATCTTTGATCCGGATCGTTTAACCCATGATGGAGGAAGTTTTTCCTTGTCTCCATACTTTGCACTTGCCAATTCAACCAGCGCCAACTGAACTTCTTCCTCCCAGACACCCTGACCATTAAGTTGCCTAGAACCTTTTGTTGTTCGCGGCGTGATATTTCCGTAAATTGGTTCGCCGGTTTCAGTAGCAGCCTGTTTACCACTTTCAGCGGTTAGTTTCTCACCAGCAATTCGCTTGGCATCTGCCAACAGCGTGTTGTATTCATCGGCTTCAACTCTTGCCTTTGCAAACTTAGCAGCCTTTTCAGATCCAACCTTTTTAGCCGATGCTCCGATTTCAAAATCTTGTTTGTCTGGATCTTCCTTGCCAACCGCAGACATGCCAGCAACTTCGCCTTCTTTGCGAATCGGCTCCTTCATCTTGCCGCGACGCACATCACCTTCAAGCACATACAAACTGCCGGGTGGTAACAAGTCAATCTCTTCTTGGTTTCTAGGAACTGCAACGGCTCGACCGTTAAAGTTCATGCCACGCATTGGCTGACCATCAGGAGTCATAACAACAATAGAACCAGACTTAGTCACTTGAAAGTCAATAGGAGATTGTGGGTCAATTGAAATCGAGTCCGTCGCGCCGGACTTTGGTGCAGTTTCGGTCATACCACCCGGAGCAACTGCGGTTCCGGATGGGGCGCCTGCTTGTTGTCCCGGCGCTGTTCCGCTTGGTTGCTGTCCCGGCATTGTGCCGCCAGATTGCAGATAGATCTGCATAGCAGATGCGTTGATCTCTTCTGGACTTGCTGCACGGAACGGATCAGATGACAACTTTTCTTCAGCAAGTTTGTAAGCCTGTTGATACAACTGGGTGTTGCGTTTCTGCTGCAACATGGCTTGTTGTTCTTGCTGTACACGACCCTGCTGCTCTCCGCGCATAATTCCTGCTTGCTCACGTTTCCGGGCAGCAACAAGTTGGGTTGGATCTCGCATAGCAGACCAAATCATTTGATCCTGTGAATCCTTGAGCCGCTGCTTGGCTTGCATTTTTTGTGCTGGCGACAATTTCTTGTCAGCATCAATCTGCTGGCTATCTGATGCCATCTTCTGTAGTGATTGCCCAACGGGATCATCACCGGCAGAAAGCACTTCAAGTAATTGACCTCTTGTGCGCGGACTCAGATTCTCGGTGTATTCCTTTTGCGAGAACCGATCTGATGCAGGAAGGGCAGCGCCAGTAACAGGATCTTGAACCACTGGCATGGAGGCGCCAGAAGTACCCTGCATTTGTGGGCCTTCAAAAGTACCAACAATCTCGTTGTTACCGCGCGTTGCGCCCGGTTGACTACCTCGCATCTGTGCAGATTGTTGCCGTGCAAGAAAATCTTGACCACGGCGATATCGATCTTGATCTACCGAGGCGAATCCTCCTGCACCGGTACTTAGTGGTTGATTAGACACGCCCAAATCAAAGGGATTGTCCGCACCAGTAGGAAGACCTCCCGTCATATCTTCGGTCGGTTTTTGTGGCGCCATACTTGCCGCATTTGGCGCAGGCGCCATAGTTGGAGCAGGCGCCATAGATGGAGCAGGCGCCTTGGCTGGCGCAGTTGGCGCAGGCGCCACAGGTCGTGCGGGTGCGGCGGCTGGTGCATTTGGAGCAGGCGCCATGGTTGGCGCAGTTGGCGCAGGTGCCGCAGGTTTTGGTGGTAGCCCCCGCTGATATCCCTCTACTACTCCGGGTGCTAAGCCGCCTGCTGGAATTGTACCGCCCGTATACATAGGATCGGCTACTGGTCGCCGACCACGTTCTGTTCGCGCGGGTGTTAAACTAGGACGAGTTGGATCTTGCTCGTAAGGAACAGGGGCTTGGTATCCAACCCCCGGCTTGGCTGCTTGTTCAGACAGAGATGGAATCCGTTTGCCATCCCTATCCGTCAATTCTCCCATTGGAACATATGCGTCTGGGCGCGTTGCGTCACGTTTTGCTTCGCTGTTTCTTGCTCGTTGAGCAGCAATTGCCGGATCCATATCAACGGCGCCGTTTTTTAGACTTATGCCTAGATTTAAAGCCTCATTTTCTAATCTTCCACCATCTGGCGAAGTTGGAGCCTCTGTAGTTCCAAGGCTTGATTGACCTCGGACATAATCTTGATCATATTGAGCCAATTGGTCTTTTTTAGTTACCGCCATCTGATTTGCTTTCTGGTTCGTTCGTATTGAACGGAATTAGTTTGTTGAGTGCTTCTTGGCGTTGCTTGCAACCGCCGCACGGGGTGATACCAATTGCAGATGTCGCGCGTGCGATTACGTCGCCAAGGCCGCGTGCTGCTGGTGGGTTTAAGTTCTTTTCAAACAACACCACAGTTGCCGTTCCCAATTCGGAATCCAACTCAAGACTCCATGTTCCATGCTTGTTGGAAATTTTGTGTTGCACTTTCATATGCGCGTCACCTTCATTAGCCCAGATATTTCCCAATCGTAGAAATTCCAAACCCATGAACAATGATTAACAGCATTGCCGATATCGCAAACAGAGCATTCAAAATCACAACCAATAACAGTTCCTGTCGTTGTGTCGTCGTCTTCGTTCCAATCTTGTGCAGTAATTATCTGGTCAGTACAAGTTTTATATTCTGCTGCTCTTTGTCCAACCCAACTAGTAGTGGTTATTGTTGGACATGATGGGCCGCTAGTGCAACTTGTTTCTGTCCATACATATGGACAACTAGAAAAGTCCCATTGATGGTTAGCCGTTGTGCCGCCGGTATATAAAGATTCGCCATATGGAGGAAAGGCTCCATATGCGTTTGATGTGTCAAACACCTCGCCGCAAAAACCTTTGCAAAAAACTTCTTCAGTAGTTGTGGCGTCGTAAGAACTTGTCTGTCCCGGTGCGGTCTTAAACGTGAATGCGGTTGCGTATGGGCTAATTAGCGGAAATTCCTTTGTACCAACAAGCCAAACCGGATTGACGTAATACCACTGATAGATTTCTGCCTGTGTGCCAGTTAACACAAGATCGACATTGACTGCGGCAGATGCATTAGGAACAAGAGTAATTGCTGCACGATCAAACATAAACGGCAACGCCAACACCGCTCCAGTTGCTGCATCAAAACTCAATCGCGTCACCGACGGGCGTATTGCCACAGCAATCGTGTTGATGGAATTAAACAACGAAAGCAAAGTTACCCCGGTCAAATTGAGTGAATAAACAACGACATTAGATACGTTGTACAGATAAAAAACACCAGCAATAACGGCATAACTTCTAGCCGAACCACCTGTTGATCGTTTAATACTCATAAACGCCGGTGAAGTTAGATAGGTACATCGGTCTTTGTAAGAGAGTGAAACCGTTTCGTTGAAATTGCATGACGCTCCACTGACGGGCGTAGAAGCACCATAATTAAATCCAACATAGGTCAACCCTCTATCGCAAGACGAACGATTCCACCCTGCTGTAATCGCTTGTGAATAGGTATACGTTTTTTGGCTTAAACTACAACCAAGGTTGGTTGTTGTATATGTTGTTCCATCAAACGCAACCCAAGTAGTCAGACCAACACTGTTCGTTGACGTTGACACATATGGGATGTCAACCGTCATTTGACTTTGTGATCTTGAATGAGCAACTGATTGTTTGTAATACCCACCAGAGCCACCATATTGTGTTAAGTAGAAACAGCAATCTTGAGCAATCTCTGACAGGCTTTCACTAGAAACGCCAGCACCCCAAGTGCAAGTCGGATTTATTGTGTTAGTGCATACTGGTGGAACAGGTGAACCAGCACTGCAATCGCAATCAATAGTCTGCGCCCAAGCCGCACTTCCAATTCCAACTGCGGTGTTGATTTGGAATATGTACCTAATAGATCCAGTCGGATTGCATCCAGCGCAACAGCAAATAGCCGATGTTACCGATGTCATTAGCAGGTTCCATCAAGTGGGTTTGGTGCTGAGAATTCATACCGCAATGTTCCGGATGTTGGCCGTGGACGAACCGACATCAACACCACTGTGTTAACAGGAACTGGCAAGAACGAAATGTTGGTAAACCCAGAGGCGGTTAGTTTCCACGCTCCTCCGGAATAACTAACAGCAAAGCCGTAACCCAAAGTAGCAGTGTTGCATTGTTCTAATAGGTTGATAGCGGTGTCAGTGCCGCTTCGGTAGTTAGCGCGAGTTGCAAAATCAGTGTTAGTTGCAATTGAATTGGATGGTTGAAGTTCAACCCAACTGTATTTCCATATTGGAAGCGCAGCACTGATTGTTGAAGCCGTGATTCTGGCTGGGAAAAACACTTCATCTGAAGTTGCGTTTCCTTTTGCTTGCAACTCCGCAACCAAAGATGCCAATGAACTCACTTCACAAACCAACTTAGCCATGTCTTTCATAGCAGATCTGTACTGCTGTGAGAATGGGTTAGTTAGCGTGTCAAATGTAGATGGGGTCAGCATTGTTAGAAACTAACTGATTCATAGTCTGAAACAATTTTTAAAACCCATTGTCCAGTACTAGTAGATTGGGTTAAACAGTGCGACGAAAAACTTTTTGACGCACTAAAGTTGACCGTACCAGAGTATTTGTAACCAGCGTTTGTTCGTGCGCTAATTTCGCAACCATCAAACCGAAGTTGACCAGCAGTAAATGACAATCCGCCAATTGTGTAACTGTTGGTATTTACTTTTCCTGCTTTTGATGCCCAAGCAGCCAGCGGATTGGTTGAACTTTGGTATGGGAATCCCATGCGAATAATTGGTCGCATCCAACTTCTTGACCTTGGGCGGATGTCTAATCGCGATAAAGTTGCTCCGTCATACAATGGATTTGTAACATCCGGAAGTCCAGTTGCTGAATCCAATGGCAGTGGTTCGGTAAATATGGGTACCGCTTCGTATCCAAGACGGTACTCAGCCAAACTTGATGTGCCGCTTCCACCCCAATTGCTGTTAATCCAACCGTATCGCTCTTCAACAATGTAACGACCAACACCGACTTGCTTAGATGTGCGGTTAAGCATTGCCATCGGGCCGTATGGAGGCGCACCCAAAATTGGAAACGCTGTTGCAAACGCAACTGCACCGCTTGCTGCCGCTTGAATTGCTAGATCGTGACCGTCTGCGCCAGTAATGCCTTCAACAAAATGGCGCCGAATTACAGATTCGCCACTTGCGGTGTCATATCCAAGAACCTGTGTCGTCCCATAGATGTCACTTGTTACCGTAGCCATTTAAGACCCAATCATTGTTTTTAGCATATCCCTGATCGCTACCGCTTCATCATGGATTGCTGATAGTGCGCTTAGGATGTCTTTAGACATGCCCGAATCACCGGACGACTGATTGCTGCTCTGTTGTGCTGGAACCGCTCCTGCCGTGTCCTGCTTGCCAGAAGAGTCAGCAAACTGCTTGGCAGCAGCCGCCGCTTCTTCTACGCGCTTACTGAACTCTTCAAGATCTGGGATCTGTGGTTGCTCAAAGGAAGACATTAGACAACAGTGCCAGAGAGTTTGAAGGAAATAGCAACACCAACATATGGCTGCGTCTTGTTAGCATTAACTTCAATGCTTTCAATAAACCCATAAAAGGATTTGGTGCCAGCAGTGTTGCCGTAGGTCATAATGATTTGTGTTCCAGTTCCACTGAGATCATCAATAACATCATTAGCAGTGATAGTTGTGCCATTTACCATGTATCCAGTGCATACAAGTCGTCCTTCTACAAGTCCGCTTTTTGCATATCGCCGGGTTAGATCTTGACCACATGTAACATCCACCAACTCGGCTTGAATGTTTAATTTATGCCCGACCACAACCATGACAAATGTTGGAAGCGTGCAACTGTTACCACTTGGAATGGTAGTTGACCACTGCACAAGCATGGAACCAGCAGGCGGCTTGACTAGTGTTTCAACTGCCATAGCGCATTCCTTTCAAAAGTCCGGCGCGCCGGACTATTACGTTGCGTCCAACTTGATTCCAGTCCAAGTAGCGGTTGCTGCATTGGCAGCAGCAGCGTTGTAATAAATTGTGTTGCTAGTCGTGGTGCCAGTTGAGTTGATCATAATTGCTCCACGGGCATAACCCTGCATATCAACATTTGCTGCGGTTGGCGCAGTGGCTCCAATAGAAACAACCTGCAACAACTTGCCAGCAACAGTGCGAACGCCGTCGTTATTAAATTTCTCAATCGAATGATGTCCGGGCATTGTGTGTCCTTATGGTGTCGGGGTGTAGGTGACTGTAAAATCTCTGCATTGGCGTCGGCCAATAGGGTCTGAATTATCGCCATTGTATCCAAGGTTTCCCGCATACATGCCAGTTCTGTCTGCCATGACGGATGCGGCTAACCGTTGCATAAATAGTTCGCGGTACTTGGTATTGGGCGTGTCGCCATACTCCTCGGCAACAGCCAAGCAAGACACCATAATTGTTTCGTAGTGAGCCATTCCGCCAAGTGGAATGTCATCGGTCGCTTGAAGCGTTTGCGGAATGATTCGGTATGTAGCAGTAAACGTGGTCGCTTCTTGGCAGAACGGGTAAACGCGCATGACAAAGTCTTGATCAACAAAGGGTTCAGTACCGGCTGGCCAGTTCTTGGCTTCAATACTAAAGATCTCCGGAAAACCAATTGGAGAAGCAATATTGGTTTGTTGGACGTTGAGGATGTATTCGCTGTTGACGTTCTGGAGCGGCGGACGCCGGGTTGCCGTTGGGTAAAAGACGTTTAAGTCCATCCCAGTGGCTGGCATTGCTACACGGTTGTAATAAAACGTAGCGGTTGTGGCGGTACCAATGTTGACCGACAAGTCCTTGAGGGTACAGACGGTCGCACTTGTGTATGTATCAACTTCGTAATACCCATCAAGGCTGGCAAAGGTAACAACAGTGTTTGCAACACCCGACGTAAGAGCCGATGAAAGAAACGTAACAACACCGTTTACTACCGTACATGTTGGTGTTGGAGCAAGAGGTGCAGGAAACAAGAACGTCCCCCGCTTTTTCATAAACGACCATTGATGCGACGATCCTTCTCCGGGAAGAGGCGGAGGATAGTAAAACTGTCGCAAACCCCGCGCAATAAATGAAGTAACGTCCGCCTGAGCATTTGCGCTGTAAGACCCGTAAGCAACTGCGCGAGAATACCCCACAAAACGACCGAGTTCAGTCCTCAGAAGATCAATGTTTAAAGTGAGTTCTGCTGGCATTATTGTTTCTTCCGGTTGGCTTTAGCGGTAATCACCCGAAGGTTAGAACGGCTATTGTTGTTTGGATTGCCATCTTTGTGATCAACGGCGTTTCCATCACCCTTACGAATCAACCCAGCATTTGACATTTTACGGTTTGCAGCATTACGCAATGCGCGTTCCTGCTTCATCCGCTTACTACTGTGGTATTTTTCGTAGTCGGAGTTCATTACTGAATTAGGTTGTACATCACACCAACGGACTTGGCTTTTCCAGCAAGGCCAGTACTAGGTGCAGTGTATTTTGTGCTGGCTGGTTGATAACCCCATCCGTAAATTGGAATACATAAAAGATACTGTGACCCAGCAAGATTGTTAATGTACATTTCGCCAGCCTGAGTGGTATTTGTTGTACCCAATACTGGGCTGTATGTTGGACAAATCGCAACATCGGAATAAATTTGGGCAACTGGCGCGCCAGTTGCGGCTGTAATTTCATGTGACAACAAATTTGAATACGAACCAAGCGCACCGGCATAAGTGTTTCCAATGTAAGTGGATGCAGCATTACTACTTAATCCCGCAGTTGTTGGAAGTTCTCTTAAATCACCAACAGCCGAGTGTCCTTGAACAATCCGAACACCGTTTGCTAGTCGAATCCAAGACCTGCCGTATATGTTCAAATAATCAGTCCAAGAAGAACTTGAACCAGTTGGAATAGAGGTAGTAATTGGCCATGTAGTCATTACCGTACAGTAAAGAGAACTCATCCATATACTTGGTGTTTGATCTGGTTCTGCATCAGAATCAATCAAATAAACATTCCATGTAACTGGATAAGTCAATGCACCACCCGCTGCATCTACTGTTGACATTGGAAAACGTAAACGAATCGCATTGTATCCATGCACTGAAATGGCATATGTTGTTTGTGGATCGTTTGTAATTTGTCCAGACCAAGATGCTTGTAAAATGCCCCCGCTTACGCCGCTTACTGCATTTGTGTAAACACCATTGTTAGTGGTACTACCTACGTCCGCAACGCCGTTCCACCACCCATTAAATTTCCAACCAGTGCTATATCCCTGCATTGTTTTTCTTTCTTACTAGATGGCAGAACTAAGTAGTGTAAAAATTATTCTTCTAAGGCTCCGCCCTTAATGACGTTGCTTGCCATTTTAACAGCACTCTTTCGATTGCTAATTGCTCGACGAATCGCGTTTGATGCTTTTGAAACTTTTTGTCCGGAAGAAGCCGAGCGTGGTGCTGATTGTGATTTTGCCATTGTGATTCCTTGTTACTAGGTGGCGGAGATAAATTACTTTCTAGGGCTTGGCGGCAGAGCAGCCGCGGTCTTTTTTACAGCAGGCTTTGCGTTAGTAATTGCTCGGCGAATTGCGTTTGACGCGCTCGACACTTTTTGTCCGGACGAAGCAGAACGTGCGCCTGACATTGAATTTCTCATTGTGATTCCTTGTTGGTGTTGAATATCAGTTTACAACCAAGGCAAATTTAATAGCCTTTTGCCTTGGTCATTTTCTTGCCGGTCTTCTTTGCTTCAGACTGAGCCGCAGCCTTGCCCTTAGCGGTGTATGGGAATGTTTTCTTTCCTACCTTTGGCATTACGACATCCCACCCTTTTTCATCTTCATGCCCATGCTCTTCTTTGCTGGCATTTTCTTTCCCGCTGGAGCCTTAGACATGGGCATGCCCATCATGCCCATCATCCCCATCATGCCCTTCTTCGCCATCTTCTTCTTGTTCATCATCAGATCTTTCCTTTCTTAGCGAGAAACGCTCCCGCCATAAAACCGATTGCTCCGGTCAACAGAGCAAACCACACGGATCCCATAAACGATGATAAGTCAGCAAGCATCATTTGTCATCTTTCTTGTGAATGCGTCGCCACGCTGAATCAAACTCCGGGTCTGATGCACGCCGCGCAGCGACATATTCACGGGCATCTTCTGGTTTATCTGGGTTGAGCATACCGGCTGCGAGGTCTGCGTCTTGGATCTTCCGTCTAGGGATCCATCCAATCGCGACACGGATCGCTGTGCCAAGTCCGGTTTGCCAAAGCAATACAACAATCGACAACGCAACAATCGCAAGACCGACCATCCAGAGCGTAGAGATCCACGCGGGTACCTTGTCTTCAAGACTAGGTAGGCGGTCGTGAATGCCAGCAGCAAGATCGTCAATCCGTCCAGCACGGTTAATTACCTCTTTATCTCCAATCCTCCGACCATACTCAACAAGGGCATGTGCTTCAACACGAATGGCGTTCGTGTCTTGGCTTACTTGCTCTAGTTGACTACATCCCGCCAGCAGGGCGGCGGTCAGGGTAAGAGTTGTTGTTTTCCAACTTGCCCTCAATTTTGTCCAGTCGGCCATTGATTGCCTGTTGTTGAGTAACAAGTTGCATTAGCAAACGGTCATGTGCAATATATGCACTGCTGATTGTTGACATCACAACCACAAGAATGGCAATGATTGCAATCCAATCGCGTGCTGACAGCCGAACAACATTATTTGCTTCAATAGTCATATATGAACCTTATCCACGGGGCGGGTATCCGTCGTAGGAACCCGCCCCGTGAACTTGAGAGGTTAATTAGCGCGTAAAACCAAGTGCCATGTAATCAACCGAGCATCCCTGTGCCACCGCAGATGCGTTTGAGTATGACTCAAACATTGCAGTTGTAGGAACCGTTGTCGATGTGGTAACAAAATTACCATCAACATACCAATCAATCTGCGTCGTTCCCTTGACAACAAATCCAAGACGACGATATGCAGCAGCAGTATTACCGGTAGCAAGAGTAACTGTGCCAGTAGCAGCAGTTCCAAATACACCGTTGATAGCACCTTGAACAAAGGCAAAACCAATGCACGACCGACTGGCGTCAGGAACGCCAGCGACCGTAATTGGAGCAACCGTACCACTGCTCGACAAACCAACAAATTGAGCGCACGATGCCGTTGTTACATCAGTAACGGCAACCAAGAACTCGCATGAAATGATTCGCCCGACAGCGGCTTGCGTTACTGCACCAGTCGATCCAACACAGAAAGCAGCAGGAGTACCATTAGAGGCAATGCCCCATACACCTGTGCAAACAGTTGTTGAACGAGTGATGACTGGCGCACCGGTCAACACATACTGCTGGGCAGTAACAATGTTTTCCCAAATGAAATCACGAAACAGGCTAACTGCTTCGCGTGGATTAAGCAACGCATCTGCAAAAGGTGCGTTTGAAAGAGATCCACTCTTGTACTTTGTAAGAATTTGCATAGTAAGTTTCCTTTCTTAAATCAGAATGCCGACGAGCCGGTACCAAGGACGAAGTTCATGCGACGATTCGTACACATGAGGTTCAGAGTGGTATCAACGTGGGTAACAAACACGCTGTGCTGCGTACTTGCTGGCGTTGGCCCTTCTTCGCGCATGTATTCGCCAGCCAAGAATGCTGGCTTGAGGACGCCCCAGTTGATGCCGTAGACCGGGTTAGCGGTATTGGCTTCAAGGAAGGGAACCCAAGTCACAGGAACCTGACGGAACATCAGACGACCATCCTTGGAAGCAATGTCGTTGCCAAGGTTGTCGTTCTGTGCTTCAAGAGCCTCTTCAAGAGGGCCGATCACCGAGTAGTTCGTGTAGTAACCGAAGTTGTTACCCGTGTTGTACGAAGGTGATGGAACCGGAGGCTTGAAGTTGGTGAACGTAGCCGCACGTCGCCACTTACGGATAAGATCCGTAGAAGTAACCGCCGTGTAGGTGCATGCCCAGTTAGCCCAGTTTGGATAGGTAACTGAAGAAATGTTTCCTGCGCCAGCGGTAAAGCCAGCAGGATTCAATCCTTCAAATGCACCGTTTGCGTTGCTGGTGGTACCCGGATAGCAAATCCAATAAGGAACGCCGTACATCTGCTGATTGTCGGTCGAACTCGTAGGCTTGTTCCAGAAACGAGTTTCCATGTGCTTCGCCAAGTCAATCATTGCGTCATTACGACGAATGCGGACAAGGTCAACAATTTCCGCTGGAGCGCGGTTCATTGCTACTTCACGACGCTCAATGGCGTAGTTGGTAGTAACGTGACGCCACGGAATGTTCGCAGTCTGCATCACATCGGACACGTTGATTGAGTCCGTTGCGTACATTTCAGTGTCCTTTGCTGCGCCCGAAGTGGCGGTAGCAATGTTCCACTGAATGCCAAAACCACTCTGGAACGAAACCTTCTCGCGCTGAAGCAGCATGGGAAGAGCAACGTGTTCCTGAAGGGTGTACGAAATATCACTCCACTTCATACGACCAAGATCGCGCTGTGTCGTCTTGATCAAGTCTGCAATGTCATCCGCCTGTAGATAGGCCATGATGTTCTCCTTAATTACGATCAGGACATACGATCACGCATCATCGCGGACACGCTGGCGATAGCCTTTTCACGCCCAGTAACTGGACGTTTGCCGTTGTTTGCCGGACGGGCAATCAACTGCGACTCTCGCTGCTTGACCTTTGAAACTAGTGACCGCTGTTCCATCTGTTTTACTTTGCTGCCGAAAACGCTTCGGACAGCCTGATCAAACGCTTCGCTAGAATCTGGAATCCGCTTCTTTGCGGACTTTGCCAACTCGCGAATACGCTGCATTTCCGATACAACAACCGCACGCGCCTTGTACTCCTCTGACCGGGGTGAAAGAGAGTGAGATGGGCCGTCGCCAAAAATATCGACGTAGTCCTCACCTAACTTTGCAATCATGTAGTCAGCCTCGTCAGGGCGTGAAGTCGAAGCAGACTCTGAAGGTCGCGCACGCACCTTGTCGAGTTCTGCTTTCAACGCCTTGATTGCCTTGATAGCCGACGGATCAATCGCGTCGTCGGGATCAAGATTCGTCAATGCGTCGTACTCGGAACTTGGACTTTCGTCCGCATCAGCATCTCTGCTGGAAGTTTGGGTGGTGGTTTCCGTGGTTGCTTGCCGCTGTAAAGCAGCAATCACGCTTCGGAGCGCACCGGGGTCTTTGATCTGTTCGATTTCATCGTTGTTCATACCAAGACCTTTTGCACGCTTGGCAAGATCTTGGATGACTCCAGCATCTGATTCATCGACTGAGTCCGTCGCGCCGGACTTTGATGGTGCCTTTTCGCGAGACACCAAATCAAAATCGCTTGCTTCTGGTTCATCGAAGTCAAGGGGATCAGGGCGACTCTTGTCGTTCAACTGCTCACGGGTAGGAAATGAATCCTGCTCTTGAGCGTCGAATGGGGGAATGAAATTTTCGGTTTCTTCGTTAGTCGCCATAGCCTGCGTTCCTATCAATAAAGCCACGCGCCGCAAGATACCGCTTACGGTGCGTTCGGTCAGTAAAAATCGCTTGACCAGTTCGCTGGTCAAACTGTGTCGGCACCCCGATTGACTCGGAATGCTGGTATGCCTCGCCTGCTTGGTCTGGGTGTACCCCGGCGGCGTCAGACCGCATCGGCCACGCCCCTGCCCTAACTACCTCGACACCGGAGTGTTCCGCAACCATGTCGCGGGTAAGGGTCTGCCCCTCATGCTCCAGTTTGCCTTCCTTTTCACGGGAAAGCATGTCGGCAATAGTCATTACTACTTCGACCAAACGCATATTTTCGTCACGATAGAGATATGTAGGCATTTTACTGTGGCTGTCCCTGATTAGCCATTGCCATCAGGTTTCGCATTGATTCTTGATCGTTACCCTGACGGGTAGCGCCGGATACGTTTTCACGAACGGTTGTTCTAGAAGTGACCGGGGATTGGAGCGGTCGATCCCCACCACCACCGCCAGCAGCCTGCTGCATGGCTTGCATTTCTTCTGGCGGAATACGTTCCAACATCCGCTCTATTTCTGGCAGGTTGGAGTACTGAGCCATGAGTTTCATGAACTCATCCATGTTGACCGAGATACCCCGCTGCTGCAACTGTGGCGTCATTGGGATAATGAACTGTGTCATCATCTGGGAGATCGTCTGCAAGCGTTCGGTAGGCGTCCTGCTCTGCATGGAGTATGGAGCAATCTCCACCATGTAGTCAAGCAGATCGCCCTCGCGAATGTCCTGAGAGAACTCGACCGGAATAGTAAAGTCTGTGCCGGTGACAGTCTTGACAACCTTGGGAACCATCACAGGATCGTTCCAGAGATAGTCAGCAAGACTTTCAATGACAGACTTCACCGCTGTGGTGGTTCGATCTTGCATGTCAGCAATCAACATGTTGGCAGAACGCTGAATCAGCGATTCTTGTCCGACGGTGTTTGCCTGACGACCAAGACCACCAAGAGCATCAAGATTGCCGCCAAGATAGACAAAGAGATCCTTGAGTTGCAAGAGGAATGCAATGCTGGCAGGATCAGCCCCGCCATACCGAGCCTCGCGAGTGGCTTGGGGATTGTCCGCACGAATAGTGTCTCCATCGTTTGATTGAATCAAACGACGTCCATCTTCTTCTGCGCCACTAGAAACAATGGTTACCGTCTTTTGACGATCAGCCTGACGCATGATCTTTCGGAACACACGATTCGACGCATCATGCAGATCGAGCATTGCCTGTGCAGGTGGCAATGGCATGAGGTTTCCGGGAACGTCACCAAACGAAAGAATGTGATACGGCCCACTTTCCGGCCCATCCCACTCCATTACTCGCAACACCTTTCCACCATTGATTCCATTTTGATCCACAACCTGCACCGTCACAAGAAGATTGTCATATGGAAGCCACAAATCCCACAGTTCAACAACCTCCATGTATCCACGCTCAGGGTTCCACGATCCACCAGTTTGAAGAATCGAAACCTTTTCATCACCACCATCGTTGTAATCGGTAATGAGAGATGGGGTGATTTCTTGATCGCCAAAGATCTTCATCTCTTTAGCAGCCTCATACGGGAGTGTGTATCGGTTTCCAACATACTGACATAGATCCCAACTCTTCGCGTTCATGTCGAACACGAAGTCGTCAAAGTCAACTACGTCAGCGAATGGAAGACCGGAGTCATGAACATAGCCCTCGATGTCTGATTGGTTTCCGGGAGAAATACCAACCTTCATGACACCAATAGAGAACATTGCATCAATGACCCAGCGGGATATTGACGATTCAAGATTGATTTCCTTGATCAGCCAATTTAAAGCAAGTTCAAAGTCTGCTGCTGTTGGCGCCAGACTCTGGTCACGCGCAACAATCAATGCTTGTGGCGCACGCGCTGCAACTTGACGGCGATAAATGTTCACCGCCATCTGCATCAAATTCAATGGCACCTTCTCAGATGCACCAAGTTCACCATAGTTACTACCAACGTATGCCCGAACAGCAGCCAAACGCTGCTCTCGAAATGGCTGCATGCGGTTACGCGAAAACTGCACAGACTCAAGAAGACGAGATGTCTGACGGTCATCAAGAGTGAGATTGCGTTTCTTCTTTGCCATTACCACTCCAACTGTTTTAATTTTCGCTGCGAGGCTTGTAGTCGTCGCCATGCAAGAGTACCAACTTGCATGTCGTTGCTCGATAATTTCTGCTGTGCCTTGCCGCGCATGCCCTTCCAACAAAGGGCGTCGGCAGTTGGACGGTCACCATGATTTTCTCTTGCACCGGACGGATCGGGAGTTGCCATGCTTCGTCCATGCACTACCCAGCCACCATCCGTATACACAATTTCCTTGCATTCCCTCAAAGAATCTGCTGACTTATTCACAAACTCAGCCTCGTTGAGCGCCCGGCGGTACTCGCCGTAGACGGCTCGTTTCTCGTCTTTGGTTGGCCACCACCCCGGCACGTTCCCGGTTTTGGAGTTCATAGCCAGTTCGTTCTTGCGGAAATAGACGTTGCGGTAGCCAGCCTTCATGACGACGTCACCGAAGTTACGACCCGGCCCCGGTGCTTCCCAAATCATAAACGCCTCTTTCCCCATCCCCTTAAACCACCTACCCAGCGCCACAGCCAGCCGACCCAGTTCGTCCGGTCTGATCTTCGGATCCACATACTCACCCACCTTCTCCCCCGTCAAGCAATCCCCAATCGTGATCGCGCTATTGCTGGCGCCGGTTCCAGTAGCAATGTCCACCCCAATCGCATAGTTCCGATCCGTTGGCAGCACCAACCCAAGTGTCGGATTGATCCACAACTTCAACCGCCCATTCCCAGTAGCAACAAAGTCAACAGGCTCAAACGTGTTCGGGTCAAAGACAAGATTGCCACGACAGACAGCAGGCGTAGCCTTGGCTACCAATCGGTCAATCATTGCCGCATCGAAGAACAAGTAATCGCTGCCAGCAAAGTCAATGTCCAACTCCTGAGCAACTTCAGTTGAGTTAGCGCAGCGCAAGCACTCCTTGTCGTACCAAGGACTTCGTACCTTGCCAGTGGCATCGGTGTACAAGCCAATGGCTTTCACCGGGTGCCTCGACCAATGCATGCGCACCTGCTTCATGTCCGGCTTCTGAGCCAGATCATAAAAGGCATTCGCACTTCCATTGGGAGTCGAGTTAAAGATACGGCACCGCGTCGCATCGCGAGTCGCGCTCAATGCTCGATAGCCATCGCTCGACTCAAACGCAGCAAACTCATCAAGCATAATGGCTGTACGTCGGTCACCGCGTGCAACGTCGCCCGTCGTGGACTCGCCGTCAATGCTCGACCCATTGTCGTCGTTCGACAAACGCAACCGTGTACGGGTCATGTTCGGTAGCAACCAACCCGGCATGTTCTTATGCAAGAAGTCAAACTTCCAGAACAGACTCTTCGGGTTGCCAGCCTTGTCTACATAGTCCTCGTTACGACTCACGCATAGAAAACTCTGACCATGCATAAACCGCCAACGGTGCTGAAACACAGACAGGATCAGCCATGACGCACCCATGTCGCGGCTCTTCGCCAGCAAGATATCTTCGCCCTTGTCCAACGAATCAATGATCGAAGTAATCGCCTCATCCTGAAACGGATAGGTAATAAACGGGATCGTCGATACCTTCAAGCGCGGGTCATACGTCCAGCAAAACGAATTGATATAGAACAAAGGATCGTCAGCGCACATCTTCAACAGCGCCGACTTCTGTTTCGCACCCTGATTGCCAAACGCAATCAACTCACTACGGAAAGCAAGGTTCGCAATTTGATCTTTGGGTACAAGGTGAATGTGCGGGTAGTTCATTCTTGCAATTCATCAAACGTCGGCTCGGCATCCTCAAGACTCATTGCACGAACAAAGATCGGAGTCCCATGCCCGACCCATGCACCAGTGACATTGAACTCAAAGTACTCCTCTGCCTCGTCCTCATCCATGCCATCCTCCATCAACACCTTGATGCAGATGTCGCGGTCATACACCGCGTAGTGACGACTGAACTGCTGGCCGATCCCAATGAACGCTTTCTCAAAGCCATCAGCAAGCATGATCTTGTCGCTCATCTCAACCCTCCCCTTCATACATGATCCGTTCTAGTTCCTTACGACGGCACTCATTCAATAACTCATGTTGACGGTCAATCTCAGCACGCATCCATGTCTGCTCTCGCATCTCCTTCGCCAACTCCGTGCGAAGGTGCATGATCTCGTCCTTGCATTCCGATAGGAGAACTTCCGCTTGCTTACAACGAGGTGACGTAAACCGTTCAACCTTCTCGACAATGTCCAAGTCGATCTCCTGTATCTCAAAGATACTCATATTCTGATCGACCCACCCCCAATCAAGCAATCGTTTCTTCGCTGTCATCTGTCTCTCCATTCACCTTTTCGCTAATCGCCCGTACACGCTCAATCAACTCCAACACCGCAGAGCCATCGTCAGACAGCCGCTCCGACGCCTCCAACTGCTGCTTGCTCGGCATCATCTTCGCCCAAATCTGACCCCAGAACTGCGCCTCGTTCTGGTTGCTCCGACGCGCCCATGACAGCATGCTCCATGCCTCCATGCTCGGCGCATCCTCTGCACTCGGATTGTCAACCATCATCTGCTTCGCTACCCATTCCACCGTCCGGGTAATCGAACAAGTCCGGTCAGCAAACACCTCCCGGTTCACACGGTCAAGACCTGAGTCCGGCACGCCGGACTTTTCTGGTGCTTCAACCACTGCCTCAACCACAGGGACAGCACCACTCGTCACCTCCGTAAACGCCTGCGCCCATGCGTCCGGTGCAGCCATCCCACCAGCCTTCAAGGCCTCACGACGCTCCACAAACGCAGCCCACAGCCCAGACTCCACAAGTTCCGAACGCTGCGCAACTTTATTTTTACGGTGATGGAACTGATTCGATGGGACATGTGCCATGACTCAAGAATACCACAAGTTCATATGGGGTGTGGTTAGAGGGGGTATATCTTGCGCAATGACCGTGCCGGGCATTGCGGTTTGCTTTTCGCGGGTTGCGTGATGTGCGCGTGCATCGGGCGCTCGGCGCGTGCATCGGGCGCGTTCCACCAACACGCGACACGCGCGGGGCGGCGGCGCGGCGGGGGCGGCGGGGCAGCGCCGGGGCGTGCGACCATGGGGCGCCATGCGGGTGGGCGGCGTGCGGCATGTAAAGAGAGGAACGCGC